GGCCGTGACGTTAAACTTAGAAGCACCGACCTCAAAATTACCATCAACATCCAGAGTTCCAGAGAATGTACCATTTGCTCCGGCACCTGTTAACATTGTAGTAGAACCAGATTGAATAACTAAATTATTTCCGGTCCCCCATGCAAGATTAGCGTATTGAGTTCCACCATCCTTTAGTCTTATATCTCCACCATCAGCATCTAAAATAATGTCTGCAGATGAATCAATTGTAAATTCACCTGATGTTACTGAAAACGCGGTTGAACCAGAACTAATCTCATGCGTAGATGCATCAAAGACTGCTTCGATTTCATTAATCGCGGCACTAATGTTGGTAGCTGCGGTTGTAAGATTCTCTGTGATACCTACATCGTCTTGTAATTCATTAATAGAATCTACTAGACTAGGAGAGAATACTTTAATGTTATCATTAGCAGCTGCAGGAGTATTTAATACGATTATGTTACCGATGGTAATATCTTTAAGTTCTGCAGCACCATGGTTAGCGCCAGTAATTGTGCTAGCGGATCCGTCAACTTTGATTGCATTACTAGCATTGAAGGAGCCTGATATAGTTTTTAATCTTAATTTTGTGGAAGATGCATCTAGTATAGTACCACTAAATGTAGCATTGGCTAAATTACTTCCTTGATATGCTGTAGTACCTTCAATAAAGTTTGTTAGTGTAGGAGTGTTAAGTAAAGGAATGACTGCAGCATAATTTGCAACGTGGAAACCAGCAGCTTCTAAATTCTGTAAAACTTCGGTGCCATTCTTATATACTCTTACAACACCTGTATTAAATGATTCAGCTATAATTCTTACAATACTGGCATGAGCAATAGCGTCTGAACCAATAGTAAGATTTTGGGATGTACTGAATGTGCCCGATGAATTCTTAACTAGGATTCTAGCAGTACTAGAAGAAACAATAGTTGCAGAGTAACCACCACTTTGAGAAACAGTACCGCCTGCAACAAATCCTGTGATTGAAGGCGAACCCGTAAGTATGATATAACCACCAGTATTATCAATAGTCTCTTCAGTCTTAATGTTGAACTTTTGAATTTTAGAGTTATCATCACTACCTGAGAAGAACAACTCTCCAGCACTAACGCTATTATAGTTGTATACTTTATCGGTAAGAGACACATTAAACAGTTCATTATCGCCTAAGTGAAGGGATATATCATTAGTCTTTTGTCTTAGTACCTCTAAGGTATCTGTTGTAAATACTCTAGTTTCTTTATTAGCCATTATTTGCTACCTAATTTTTTTATCAATGATTGTAATTCTGCAATATCATTTTTCATCTGTTGTAGTTCGTTGTCCTTAGATTTCAGCTGAGCTATTTGTTGTCTTCTGGTCTGTATTGCATTACTATTAGTATTTATAACTGCTTGAGAAGTGGTATCCTTTATTAAGTCAGGATTATCTTTTATTTTTTTAGTACTGGGCATATTATTTCCTATGTAGAAGCAATGGCTCTAAAATCTTTTACTAGAGGTACTGTAGCACTGTTACTTGATCTCATTACAATCTTAAACTGCATGGTACCAAAACTACCTGTTGGGTCAATAGAGTATTCTATATCTTTAAATACTGAGGGGTTATCATTAATAGCAATTGGAACTGTAGGAACGGCTGCCGTCCATGCTACGGTTTCAATATCTATACTTGAACCACCTTCTACTACTCTCCAATATAAATCTACGTTAGCAGCTCGGGGTCTATTCACTCCAATAAATACATCAATCTTATCGGCTTCTTCAGCAAGTTCTATTTTCTTAGTCAGATATCTTGCTAACTGATTACCACCAGTAGCGCCTAATTCATTACCAACTGTGTTATCTATAATCCTATTCTGAACGGCTATTAAACTAGTTCCATCCATATCAATGACAGGAGTTAAATTGTCGACAGTAGTAGTAAAAGAACATTTTAGATTAAAAGTCTTGGTACTACTATTAGCATCTGATGCAATTGAAGCTGGACTTGCGAATGTAATGTTCTGATTAGGTAGTATTTCACCTTCAGGTATTAGAACTTCTGTTGGAGTATACGGAGTCATGAAGTATCTAATAGATGTACCTGCTACAGACATAGATGTAATATTAGCACGTACTAAATCCATTTGTCTATTTTCAGTAGCATATACTACAGCACCACCACCAGAACCTGTAGCCGAAGCTGTGTCCGAGGCACCTGCAGTAATCTCATAAGTATCGTGTGTTCTAGTACTGAGTACAATAGTCCTACTACCATTTATATTTGCAGCGGCTATACCGTTCATGGCTGCTGCTCCAGCAATAACAACTATTGGATTACTACTTTTGTGCATTCCATGATTCTTATGGAATACTTTAATAACGGCAGAACCACTAGTAGTAGCCATTGGGTTAAGAGGTAGTAATCTAGCAGGAATACTGTCGTGTACTAAATTAAGTTCTCCAGTGCCGGGTAGTGCAGCTGCTCCACTAAGTGCATTTTTAAATACACATCGGTTTATTTCAAACTTTAAGTCTCTGCTTTGCTCTGGAGTCCAGGTAGAAGCATTCGATGAAGTAAAGAATACACCACCATGTGGCTGCTTAGTGATTCTATTGTTTACATTAGTAACATCTAATCCACCCATCTCTGCAACCCAAGCCTCATAATCATCTGACATGGCCATGAGTACAATAGCATATGACACGTCTTGTGATAAGTAAATTGGATAATCAAATGTCACTGTAGTTGCGGCCGAACCATCATCACTGATATTAACAGGCCCTTGTTCACCTGAAGTAGCTACTGGATAAACTTTAATATCTGCACCTGGGATAATTCTTTGAGTAGGTGTTCCATTTTCCATGGTTCTAATACTTACTCTTAGAGGTATTGCAGCATCCTTAGACTTCATATAAATTTTAATTGATTTAACAAAAACTCCACCCTTATCGGTGATTAATATACTTTGTGCAAGAGGATCTACCCATGTAGTTGTTTCTGTGGTAGTAGTATCCGATTGAACTCTACTATCATTCAATTCAGAAGTTACAAACTTAGGAGTCTTGGTTGAAATAACAGTTGCCTGGCTTATTTCAATTAGTCCCGATGCCTGAAATTGTGCTTCAGCAGAAGTTTTAGATGAATCAGCATTAGTAGCCGAGTCTGTTAGTTTAAAGGTTCTTGTGCCAGTCTTAAATTTCAGTGCAGCATTTCTTGGTATAATAAATGAACCTGATACTCTACCAGCACCGTCAGTCACTAGAGTTGAGTTTCCATCCGGATGAGTTGTTGCTGTCTCATAGGTTCTCATACCTGTAGTATCAGAGAATTCTTGGAAAGCCTCAGACTTACAGTAAGAAGCTACACTAGTATTATTAAAGAATGGATATACTTTAGTATTAGGTTTTAGTAATGAAGCTTTAAAGTAAACCTTTCTTGATCTCATAAATGGAACAAAGTTCACTTCTACTACTTTAGCACCTAGGTCTTTTAAAACAATGTCTGAACCAACAGTAGTAGTTAATCCTACTCTTGACTGATTTTCTGTAACGGTTGTAGCAGTTGTAGTTGTAGTAGCAGCTTGGAAGCCAAAGCCTCGTAATCCCAGTTGTCTGCCACCAGTAAATCCACCTTCTCCGCCTATCCATAAGTCTTGCATACCACCCAGACCACCGGTAGTAGTAACATCAACATCGGTTCCAGTCCAGTTTGTTTCCCACTCATTCCATACGGTTCCTAGAATACCACTTTCATCTGCCATGGCAAGGAATTGGTCGTAAGCACCTTCATCATTTACAACAACGTCAGGTCTTACATCAGTCTCTTTCCATTCATCTTTATCGGGAGACAATACAACATCGCCAGTCCAATTAAACACGTTATATGGATTTACATTAACTGCAATAGATGCAAATGGTTGACTTGTGTGCACAACCGAAGTATGTGGTAGTACCATTACTGAACTGTGTTTAACTACAGTACCGGAGTCTGAAGCTTTACGTATCAAGTTCACCGAAGTACTATTATATTTGGATCTTAGTGTACCAGGAGTCTTGTCTATTGAATTTTGATAATCTGGACTTCCACTATTACCTACGTTGTGTCCTCTAAATCCGTCTACTACAAAACCATTCTTTGTTCTAGGGTTAACACCATCGAATAGTTGAGTGTTAGCAGCTTGTTGTTCTAGTAATGAAAGAGCAGTATAGTATTCTAAATTCTTAACTCTCTTATCAATCTTTCCGATATCCGACATAGAATATCTTTTATTGTCAATAAGTTTAGGAACAACATCTTGTACACCAAAGACATATGGCTTTAATCTTAGGTCATATAGACCCATAGAATCTTCTGGAGTTAAAGGTGCTTTAGGATTTTCAGATGGTACACCCTTCGCGACTTTCATCTCACCTTCTTTGGTTATGAACAATTTATCAATTCTAGCCATGTGATAGCTAACAAACATATTCATCGCATGTGAAGGATCTGGTGAACTACTTAGAGAAGCTCCTGAAGATGTAAAGTTTGCCCCTGCGTCATCTTTTCTAGGTCTAAAGTCTATACAATCTCTTAATTCAACTGCACCTTGAGCAGAGCTAAATAATGGTATAGTGTTATAGTCAGAAGTTGGATATGAATCGACAGAGAAGTAATCACCAGCACCGTGTGTATAATAATCAAACACGATAGTAAGAGAACCCGTAACCGGAGAAGACCCAGGGGTTCTAGCAATTTTACCTATATCGTAGAAGTTGTCTCTTTGTCCGTTATCAAGCGTGAATCTTTCTGTTACATTAGTTGATGTTGCATCTACTACAGATACAATTCTAATAACATCTGCTTTACCTAGTGAGTATGTACCATCGGCACTGGCCGCAGTAGTCACACTTGTATTGTTCTGTCTTAATTTTTCTTTCTGTGTTTTTTGTCCGCCATCTACTTCTACATCTGCAAGAATTCTTACTTTAGTGTTATCGTCAGCTGTGACATTAAAGGTTAATGTAGTGGCGGTATCGTCTGGAGCACCGACTAGTGTGGAATATGCATTACTATTAATTGCTACTGTACCCGCAGAAATCATAGTTGCAGTATTGACATTTGTAAAGTGGCCTTGGCCAGAAGGAACACTGATTGAACACTGATTAGAAGTAACTATTGCCGAAAAATCTTTCTTGACTGTGTATTCTGTAGTGCTTTCGCCACTATTAAACAGTGACTTAACAGCACGATATGGGAGTTTAAATACCAACCCATTATTACCAAGGTCGAATCTGAGGCCGGTACTATCTGCAACGTTTGCTACAAAGTGAATACCATTGGTCGCGATCTGTCGCAAACTTTGTACCGAAGAGAAATTACCTGTAGTCATAGTAATGTCAAATAGGTGTAATCGTATTTCGGTACCAATCTTTTCCATAGCTCTTGCTCGAGCAGTACCTACTACTGACCCACTTTGGTCATCAGCAGCATACAGATTAATAGTAGCGAAGTTAGATAAATCAGGTGCACCTTTAATACTACCGACAGTTAATCTGATATAGTTACCTACAGGAGTTGCGACATTAGCATTCAAATCAGTATTAATTGAATCTGAAGCCGATCGAGGCTTATCAATTATGATGTAATTAGTAGCAATGTTTTCATTTCTAAAACCTTGAACATAAGCTACGCCGGGTTCAACACCAATAGCAAGTTTAGTCTCAACACCTCCGGCTCCAGAGGCAGCATATCCGTTATTAGTACCATCGTCTAAATGTTCTCTAATGTCTAACTGGAATGGTTTAACTGAGTAGTTACCAGATTCTTCATATGTTCTTCTAGCAAGTCTCTTGGATAATTCAGTAGTTGCACTAACAGATATATCCGTAGTATCGGTTGTAGTAACACCATTTACAATTCTTAATAGAGTCACATAGTTTGCATTAGTGCTGTTAAGATCTGTTAGTGATTCTTTGATTAGAGTAGTTGATATTTTATATCTTGTTGCACCAGGCGCTGCCTCGTTTGGAGTTCCCTGTGCATTATCTTTAAGACTATTATCTGTATCTGTATCAACGATAGCTTCGTTAACAAGAAGACCAACAACGTATGATGGAGTATTTGTATATTTGTCTAAGATAAGTGTCGCAGCTGGAACGTAAATAAATGTACCAGATATAAAGTAAACACCCTCTTCAATATTTGCACTAGAACCAAGACCTGTAGGAGTTCCTGAAGATTGAACTTGACCGTAATAAGTAGTAGCACCACTTGAGGAAAATTCTTCTCCTGCCGCAAAGGCAGTTACATTTCTATTAGCACCAGCAGTAGTATTATATTTAATATATAGCGTATTGGGCTGATCAGCAGCACCAGTTGAAGCAACTACAGCAAGAACCTTAGCCGTAATATTAGTACCAGAGTTATTACTACCAGTAATAGTAGTTCCGACAAACGATGAAAGATAACCATCACTATTTAAAGTACCTTGTGTGCTATGCACAAAAGAAGAATCAATTTTAATAAAATCGTATTCAACATTTACGGTAACTTTACCACCAACTACCCTCGAACCATGTTTAAAGGCATACTGGCCAAACCTATCAAGCTGTGCCTGAAAAGTTGTCTGCATCTGAGTAAGCTCACGGGCCTGAACTGCATAGCCCGGCCTGTACAGAATTCTATGATAATTCTTTGTCTCATCAAAATCATCGTAATATGGCGTGCCGCCAGTAAGCTCGGGTCTGTGGATTGTAGTTGTGCTCATAGGTTCCTTTCTCTTTTATTTAATATACTATGTATATTAGAATTCAATGATAACTTTAATGTCTTCGATCTGTGTAGCGGTTCTATTAATGGGGTTTCTATTTTCTAAGAACATAATATCCCCTGTACCTGGATGTACTTCTGGAGATAATAGTGCAGAAGCTCCCTTCAATACAACACTAGTTGAACTAGTTTGACCTACAACAGCCTCACTATTTTGGAATAATTTATAACCAGTCTTAGAATTTTGATGATAATAAATTTTACCAGTAGCAGTGTCATTCTCAACAACATATGCCTGAGCGCCAGATGTTCCACCGACGATTAATTCATCCACTAAGTAACTTGTAGTAGCCGCTGCAAAGTCTAATGCCTTTAGAGCTTTAAGACTAGCTGCAGTTGCGATAGCGCCTGGGCCATAGACTTTAGGATTTCTAACAATAGTAACCTGTCTGAAATCATTACCTACTGTAAGATCACCACCTTCGTTACCGGTAAGTTGACTATTTAATCCTATGAAGAATGCACCAAGTTCTTTAATTGGTTGCACTCCGTGTCCAGTTTCTGGAGCAATAACAGCTCTAGCAGCTGCATCACCTGCACTGAAAGTAATATCAGCAACAGTGTAGTTAGTACCCTTATTGGTAATTGTAATACCGGTAATAGAAGTACCAGACCTAACTGCTGTAGCAGTAGCACCAGTACCGTCTCCGGTAATAACTACTGTTGGAGTAGTTGAATAACTACCAGCCGCAGTGACTTCTGCTCTCTCAATACCTGCAGCAGTAGCCGAAGATAATGAGGCCTTTTGGTTAAGATATTGTGCATAGTCGGCTTCAGAAAGTGCAGCCTCGGCAAGAGCATCAGTAGCATAGGCAAGGGAAACAGTCTTGACTGGCATATATGAAGTAGTTAAGAATTTCTCTGCATCAGCAACTGAAATTGTAAACATATACTTCCAAATGTATCCATCAGATTCAGTAGTTGGAGCAGTAAGTGTTTGTGTCGGTTGAATAGTAGATACCGAACCACCTGCTTTAATACACTTATAACACTTAAATTCTGATGTTAAAATATAGAATTTCTTATCGAAGATAGAACCATCATCTGAATCCCAAGCGTGATAACTCACATCTGACGCCCAAGTATATCTTGGAATGACATGAGACACATCTGCAGTTCCGATTAATTTCATACCTATCATATTCTGAGAGGCCTCCCCTAATGCGTCTAACGCATCAACTGGAGTAAAGGGTGTGGTATCAGTTGTATCTGATGTGGTTAAAGACCATACATCAGCTTTTCCGATTCCTACATATACACTAGTTGCGGCATCAGCTACATCTTCTTTAAAATTCTCGGCGTTTATTACCCTAAAATTTGATGTTACTATAGCAGTCATTTTGTTGTTTCCTATTAATTAGTATGAATAAAAGAATTCACATTACTATTATTTATAATGGTTGTATCAGTACTATTTATCTGAACACTACTTAATGTTTTCAAAGTTTCATTATATCCATAGCGTTTAGCACTGTTTAGGTAAGTATTACCCTTTCGATTAAAGTAGTTATTTTGTGGTTGGGTCTTAGACCTATCCGATAAGTGATTAAGTAGAAGAATAAGAATTGGTTCAATATTCTTTGCCCTAATTTCGTTATTAGCGTTAGAGTCAATTCGTACATTAGGATTCCTTGTGTAACCAGAACCCGCAGTAGTAATATTATAACCATTAATTTCTTTGTCACTATTTAATGTGAATGTTGCTACAGCTTGTACATTAGAACTAAGAAGAACACCAGCTGCATCTTTAGCAGTAGGTTCTGCTATTACAATAGTAGGTACACTAGCATAATTTTTATCAGCGGCACCTGCAATATCAATAGCTGCCAAAGATCCTGAATTAGAATTAGCGGCTACGAATCCGAACACTTGTGCAAAATTACTACCACCACTAGTAATAGTAATATTATCTACATCCAATCTTCCCTGGGCATCGATGCCTATTGAAATATTAGGTGTCCCTATCGTTTGACCTGAGATAGCAACACCATTAAATGTTATTGCTGGAGCAGATGAATAACCAAAACCTGGATCACTTATTTCAAGTCCAGTAATGATTCCATCAGTCTTCGCTGGGGTAAACGTTGCAGTCTGGCCTGTAAATGAGTGAGAAGTTCCCGAACCAACACCTGCGATGTTTATAACAGCACCGCCTTGAGTAGCGGATAGTGTAACCTCATTGGAAGTATTTGTTTTTATAAATACTGTTCCACCACTTGTCAAGCCGCTTATTGAAGTACCACCACCTGAACTATAAACTACTTGAGAATTTACAGGTAATGCTGCAGCTTGTGCAGAAGTCAACTTAATAGTATTATCTGTTATGTTAACAATACCAGTTCCAGCAACCTCATCATCACTTCCATCAAATACTATAGCTGCTGGTGCCGCGGCTACCATAGCAGGTGTATTATAATCTTTACCACCACTAGTAATACTAATACCAGTCACAGCACCTGCTGCTACAGTTGGGACAAATGTACCTGCAGTAAATCCTGAAGGTGTTCCAGTATCAGAAGAAGTTATAGTCGGTGCAGTTAGGTAACCACTACCACCTTGGATAACAGATACCGATGTTACAACACCATTAGTAATTTTAGAAATAGGAACACTAATTGTACCACTTCTGTGTATTTTAGATTGTATTGAAGGTAAAAATACTGAAGCAAAGGCTTCTACTAGCAATGGTAAATCTTCAATACCAATTGCACCTGGCTGCCTTTCTGGCATAGCAGATAATACTTTACGGAATAAAGTATCGCCTTCGGTTACATCTTCACCAAGAATAGCCTTACTTAATTCTATAATAATAAGAATTTCACCAAAGAATTTAAATCCAGCAGGGTGTACTAATCTATTAAATACATTTTCCCAAGTGGATACATTCTGGCCGGTTCTAATAAGATATGAGAATTTCTGATACCTTAAAGAATCTTGTATCTTAATAACATTAGATAGTTGACCTTTATTGTCCAGATACTGACCACCTCTAGGCAGTGCAGCATTAACGTCCCAATTACCTGAAGATGGAATTAAAGTTTTATCCCATGGATACTGTACTTCCACTTCATCATCGAATAGTAGTCTAAAGAACACTTCAATAGAATCTGCTGAACCACGAATTTTATAGTAGTCAACAATATTCTTATACAGGTTTCTTTTGTTAACGGTAATGTTTCTTGGTATTACTGATGCAATTTCTTTCTGCATTAACTCCAAGAATTGAGCTGAATTATTATCAATATCCATTGCCCGTTCAATGTTATTAAGTACATGAGAAGGACCTGGGCCGACCCAATGTTTAATAGGAGTATTTAATTTTGCAGTAGAAGCGTTATGTGCAGCTAGGCCAAGAACCTGAAAGGTCTTACCAATCTCTGATGTTTCTAATGCAAGAGAACCTGGTAGTTCATTACCATTAGATATGTTGACATTTACATCGTTTAGTGATATAGTAGTAACAGTACCTGCGGCATTTGTCACAGTCATTGTAGAATCTGCACCCTGCTCATCTGTAAAGAAGGCATCATTTTCATTCTTAGGATCTGATATTCTAAATACTGCTTTACCGTCTAGTACAACATCTTGGAAGTTTTCATTCTCTGCATAAATAAACTCATCTAAATTCATAAATGTGTAGTATGCTTCTAACAGCTGTTTTATACCGGCAGAGTTCTCTAAAATTTCTGAAGGTATTAGTGAGTCTACTCTGAGTTTTTCTTTACTCTTACGAGTAGAGGACGCAGTAGACTCTATATATCCAGGAGAGGATATATCGTTAGAATAAAAAGATGAATTCTTTACGGTCATTATCTTAATCTCGATGGAGTAGTGTAATTAATAGTTCCTGTAGAGCCTGATACTGCGATGGTGTCAACGGCCGGAGTAACCTTAACTCTTAGTGAATCGATTGCAATCAACTGGTCTCTCTTAGGAGCTAAGTCCAAAGAATTTGGCGTTACAGTAATACGAATAGTATCAGTATTATATGCAGTAAAGTTATTAAGTGTGATTATACCCTTATCTGGATTTATTGTACCTGCACCATTTATAACCGTTACATTAACACCGTCAACTATTTTATAAATTATAACTTTTCTGTTCTCACTGCCTACGATTGGAATATCTCCGAAGTAATGGTCAATAGTTCCTGAATACGCCAACTTAAACGCTGTTGATGTAAGAATAAAATCAGTAGATGATCCTGACTTATAAAACGGCGATGTAAATTTCAATTCATGGTTATTAGTATTCTCTACAATGGACGGCGTAATTGTCATAAACATATACGGTCTTACTGTAGAGTTTTGAATAGATGGATCTGATGCATCAATGAGTGTTGTAATTTGTGAATGCCTAAACACACCATCAAACTTATTCAACTGGTTAAAGTTATAATCAGAAATAGTATCACGCACAACAGAAGTTAATTCTACTGATGTTCTATCGGTAAGGTTAGGGTTATACTTAAAGAACACATCTAGTTCTAAGTAAGTATAATTAGGATCTACAATATATGGTGTAATAGAAACTACGCTCTTACCTTTAAGAATAGTACCCGTAATCTCATCCTTTTCTGCTTGAGATAATGTCTCTGCAACAATAGGTTTAATAGAGATATATGCAGCACCATAATCTGGCGGATCTTGGTCTTCACCACCCCAACAAGAGATAGAGGCAATATTTGTAAATTCTCTTTGTATGATCGACCTATAATCATCTGATGTAACAGCTCTATTCTGAGATGTAAATGTCAGAGGTGCGTTGAATCTAATTGATTCAGAAGTTTCTTGGTCTGCACCACCTGCAGCTACCGATACCGTAGTTACTACCGAACTACCAAACCCACCAATAGAATCAGACAGAGTAAACACGTTAGCGCCGTTAGATTCATCTCCCTCGGTGAAAACATAGTCAAGAGTAATAATATTATTGTTCGTTGGTTTTCTACCAGTAACACCATCACCGAAATAAATTTCATAATAGTTACTAGCATTTTCTTGTAGATAGAATACTTTAGACTTAGCATCAACATTCAATAGTGTTTCAAACCTTGTATAAATATCGAATGCTGTAGACTCTTCGTTCTCTTGCACTCGTACTCTTAATGTACTTGTATCTGCATCAGAGTCCGACAGTTGGAATTTCTGATTCTCAATATCATTGTCTACTCTATATTTAAGTGTCTTATAATAACCTTGGGCAATAGCTGCCGCAGTAAAGGTGTATGTAGATGTACCACTACTGGTTACTAGAGGAGCAGTTTGAGTTTGTAATGTAACGAACTGAAATTGTTGTTGTGCTACTGTAGTACTCAACTTAGTGCCACGGGGCATAGTTAAGTTATTAGGCTTAGTTCCCACTTCACTAGTAACATCAATAACAATATTAACTGATGCTCTAGGTGAGAGAACAGACCGAGGGACGTATCCCAGAAGTTTAGCTCTTGTGACTACGTTACCACGAATCTGTGCTGAGTCCAAGAATGCTTCATTCAATGAGAAGTGAGCTGCCATTGCATTATAGTGTGTATTATAAGCCAATACATCAAGTAGAGTACTAAGACCAGACCCTTCAAAGTTATAATCATTAAACTCAGATTGGGTTTTTAAATAATTTTTAAGATTCTGTTTTATCTGGTCAAAATCTAATTCTGTTACATTTAAGTTACTCGCCATGGGTTACCTCAACCTTCTTAATACGATTTCGACCGATTCATTGGTATCGAATTCTTTTATTTTAAATATTACTGTAATGTTGTATGCATTCGAGTCTTCTTGGTATTTTATTTCAATACCTAGTATTGTTACTCTTTGCTCATATTTTCCTATAACTGATGCTATGTTTTCTCTCAGCGCAATATTTGTAATAGCATCGGCTGGTTCAAATAGTAGTGCTCTTAAATTTGCACCTATATCCCTACTAAAAGGTCTTTCATAAAAATTACTAAGCAACAAATTCTTTACCGAATTCTTAATAGCGTTATCATCTTTTAACGGAATTATATCCTTTCTAATTGGATGTAATGTTAAAGACAGGTCTAAGTCTCTCCAGCCCTTTACTCGGGAGGTGATCCTCGCTTTCTTTAAATCTCCCGATATACTTCTATCGGATAGTATTGTAGGTGAACTTGCCATAGTAGTATTTATACCTCTTCTGCCACTGTTAAGGTTGGAATTTCACTTACTGCATTTTGAGCTGCTGCCGTTATAGATGCCGGAAGTGTTATTGTAGGTGGGAAAGATATTAACTTCATAAAATCACAGAAGTCAAATGTGATCAGTGCAGTCAAGGCACCTAGTCCTATCGCATCTAAGAATGCTGTTATCTTTTGCATCCATGTCTTTAATAAGAATAGTTCCCACTCTTCAGCAAATTGTCTTGCTTTATTCTTTAATCGTTCTCTATCATAGCCTTCTATTTCAAGGTTATTGTCTGGTGTTTCACCTAATAAACCTTCTAAGGTAAACCCAAACACTGATATAGATTTTAATTCCTCAACCGTCTTATCTTTAATAAGTGTCTTTACATCAAGTTCCTGTAAGTCCGGTAAGTCAGGTAAGCCAAGTGGACTCCATACAGAAGAAAAATCACTTATCAACGCACCGAAACCTCCATGCATTAACTGATTCATTTTCTTTTTTATTTCTGCCTGAAAATAATCAAACACTGCTTCGGCTTTTAATTCTTTTGTTTCAAACTTATCATAATTTTTATATTCTTCTGGAAGCATATTATAAAATTTATCTGCTTCTGCCCTGATAGAAGTTTTTATGGTTGAGGGATCTTCAAACACCTCTACTATATCAAAAGTAATACCCATAATGGTTATGTTAAAATCAATTGGTACTAAAGTTTTAATAAGAGCTAACATTTCTGTTTGAATATACATTGGATATTCTGTAACTAATTTATTCATCATTATGTCCCACTCTTTTTCTGGGAGACTTATCTTTTCAAACTTAGGATCATACTTATCAAGTAATGGTCTTATACTATCCAACTGTGCTTGTATATCTTCTGCTATTTTAATATATTCTGCAGCTTCGTCTTGCGCTGTAGTAACTGCTAATACTTTTAATTTATGAGGGTATACTGCTAACCCTCCAAAATAATTAGAAAGACTGCCAGGTGTAGGTAGTAATACCGCCGGACACTCTAGCGCAGGTAATGTTAAGGCCGGGGCAGCCATTATACAACCGTAGTCCGAATGGCAGATATTATTTTTATGGCACCCTTGGAATCAATAGTTGTAGTGCCATTATTAGTGATAGATAAATTACTATCTTTATCAATCTTTATTACTGCGCCCTTTGCATGTGTAACTGTAATAGTTTCATCTCCTAATTTATTTTCTAATTCTATCTTGTGTCCTGCTTTAGAATTATAAACTTTATTCGTAATAGAAGAACCTGCAGGAATATCTTGTGTACCTTCGGTCTGTGTCGCAATAGATCCTATTACCATAGGGTCTTGTGCAGAAGGACCATCTCTAAAGAAACCTACTACCCATGAACCGATCTCTAAGTGATGGTTACTACCGTTACCTTTTATTGATGCATTGGT